GAGACGGCCGTGACGGTCAGCCTGGTATTCCGGGGCGTGACGGTGTGGACGGCAAAGACGGCTTGCCTGGCGCGCACGGGAAGGACGGCAAGGATGGTGCAGACGGACTCGGGTTCGATGACCTTAACATCGAGTATGACGGCGAGCGAACCATCAGCCTGGTATTCACCCGCGGTGAAACCGTGAAGCGCTTTGATGTAGCGATGCCGGTCGTGATCGACAAAGGCGTCTACCGCCACGGCGAGAAGCATCAGCGTGGCGATGCAGTCACATATGGCGGCAGCCTCTGGATCGCTCAGAAGGACGCGCCGAAAGGAAAGCCTGGCGACAGTGATGAATGGCGCCTTGCGGTCAAGAAGGGCCGAGACGGGCGCGATGGCCAGGCCGGCGAGCGCGGAGAACGCGGCGCTGAGGGCCGTCCAGGCCGCGACCTGACCCAGCTCGGATTCGATGGGAGCAAAACCTGATGATGCTCGTCACGTTAGACGAGGCCCGCGACCATCTGCGCAGCGATAGCGCGGACGATGACGCAGACCTCACCATCAAGATTCACGCGGCGAGCGGGGCAGTCATCAACTACATGAAGTCGCCGGCCTTCATCGATGAGGCTGGTGTGATTATCGAGTCGGCCGTTCCGTTCGAAGTTAAAGCCGCGACGCTTCTACTGATCGGATACCTGTACAAGGACCGAGACGGCGACGAGGGCGGCGAGTACCAGCAGGGCTATTTGCCGAGGCCGGTAACCGCCCTGCTTTATCCGTTGCGAGACCCGGCTCTGGCCTAGGAGGCGACATGGCTATCAAAGCCGGCAAGTTGCGTCACCGCGTGACGTTCCAGGCGCCAGGCCTCACGCAAGACCCTGTTTCGGGCGAAATGCTGCCTGGCTGGACTGATTTTGCGTCCGTTTGGGCCTCCGTCGAGCCCCTTTCCGCCCGCGACTTCATCGCCGCGCAGGCGAATCAGTCGGAAATCACGGCCCGGATCGTCATCCGCTACCGGCCGGGCATCTTGCCGACGATGCGAATTCTGCACCGCGGCAAGGTTTACGCGATCCAGGGCGTGCTGCCAGACGCCGATTCTGGCCTTGAATACATCACTTTGCCGGTCTCTGAGGGCGTTTCGCAGGGCTAAGAGGGGATCGTCATGGCTACGACCGTGAATTTTTACGAAGACGACTGCCCGGCGTGTCAGGCGCGAAAGCAAACCGAGCACGTCATCGACATATTCGTCGCAGACTTGATGCGCGACGGCGGCCAGGCGCTGCTGATTCGTGGCGAGCGCGCAACCGAGGAAGACGAAGATGGCTGACTCCGTCGAATTCAGCATAACGGGCCTCGATTCGCTGCTCGGCAAGCTGGATTCGGTGACGGATGACGTCAAGCGCAAGGGTGGGCGCTACGCCCTGCGAAAAGCCGCACAAATCATCGTCGACAAGGCCAAGCAGAACGCGCAGCGCATCGACGACTCCGAGACTGGACGCAGTATCGCAGACAACATCGCAATGCGCTGGAACGGGCGGCTATTCAAGCGCACTGGCGACCTTGGGTTCCGTATCGGCGTGCTGACCGGCTCAATTCGCAACATGGAACCGGGCAACCCTGATACTGGACCGGGCGGCGCAACCCCCCACGCTTATCTAGTCGAGCTAGGGACTGAAAAAGCCCGCGCGCAGCCGTACCTTCGGCCAGCGGCCGAGAACAGCATCGGAGAAGTGGTAGATGAGTTCGTCCGCCAGTACGAAAAAGCCGTCGATCGAGCAATCAAGCGAGCCAAGAAAAAGGCCGCAAAGGGTGGATAAATGTTCCCGCCAATCTTTCAAGTCGCAGCAGCAGATCCTGGCGTAACGGCTCTGCTTGGCACCGCGCCGGTTAGGCTGTATCCGTTCGGCGAAGCGCCAGAAGGCACTGCTCTCCCGTATGCCGTCTGGCAGCTCGTCGCTGGATCGCCAGAGAACTACATCAACCAACGTCCAGACATGGACAGCTTCACGCTGCAGATCGACGTATACGCAGCCACAGGCGCATCGGCACGCGCTGTAGGCGCTGCGCTGCGCGATTCGATTGAGCTGCGCGCCCATATCACTCGCTGGGGCGGTGAATCCAAGGACGAAGAGACTGGCCGTTACCGGCTCAGCTTCGACGTGGACTGGAAAACGCCCAGATAACCGCAGCACCCACCAAGCAACCCGCCATCGAGCGGGTTTTTTCGTTTAAGAACCCGGAGAAATCACAGATGGCAATCCTTACCCAAGGCTCGCAGGTCTACATGCTCGCGCCGACCGATGCCGATCCCGCCGTTTTCGAGGTGGTCGCCATTGCGTGCGCCACTGCGTTCAACCCTGGCGGCTCGCCGGCTGACCAGATCGAAACCACCTGTCTCGAGGAAAACGATCGTTCGTATATGCCGGGGCTTCGCACCCCAGGCCAGGCATCGCTCACCGTCAACTTCGATCCGAGCGAACCGAGCCACGTCCGCATGTTCGAGCTGAGCCAGATGAACCCGGCCCCGACTCTGAAGTGGGCGCTGGGCTGGTCCGATGGCACCGCGGCGCCGACCGTTGCAGTAGGCGGTACCGACTTCACCCTGCCGACCACTCGCACCTGGTACACCTTCGAGGGCTATCTTTCGGACGTGCCGTTCGATCTGGCCGCAAATGCCGTCGTGACCTCGGCCGTCACCATCCAGCGCTCAGGCGGCGCCGCACTCGTTCCGAAGGTGTAACCCATGCAGCTGAGCATTGATTCCCTGAAACAGATGGGCGCCTTCACTGGCGCCCCGGTCGAGCGCGAGATCACTTGGAGGCAGGGCGACCAGTCGCTGACCGCCACCGTATACGTGCGTCCGCTGTCGTACCTTTCTGCCAAGTCCGACCTGCTCGCCATGGGCGGCAAGGGCGACCCTGTGGCTGGCCGGATCGCGGCGAGCATTTGCGACGCAGAAGGCAAGCCGGTCTTCACGCCAGAAGACATTACCGGCGAGGCCGACCCGGATCGCGGCCCGCTGGACGGCAACCTGACCATGGCGCTGCTGGCCGTGATCGGCGAGGTCAACGGCCTGGGAAAGACGACGAGCTGACCGACGAGGATGAACTCTGGCACGAGCTGGTGATGTGCGGCATCGGCGGCCGCACCATCGCCGAGGCTCAGCAGCGGATCAGCTATCCCGAGTTTGTCCGGTGGGCGCGATATCGGGCGAAGCGCGGAAGCCTACACCTGGGGTTGCGCGTCGAGCGCGGCACGGCGATGCTCGCGGCGCTGTATGCCAACGCGCACCGCAAGGAACACACTCCGGCGTACCAGTTACATGACTTCGCGCCGTATCACGATCAGCCGGAACTTACGCTCGACGACCTGAAGAGCTGGGTTTGATGCTACATTTCCGCCATTGCCAATGGACAGGGAGTTGCAGCATGAAAATCATCGGCGGTTCGTTCGGGCTGAAGGGTAGCGCGTTCGTGGCTGGCTCAAAGCTCATTATCGAGTCATCGCAAAAGGCCGCATATGCGCCGGAGCAGATCGCCGATGTTAGCGGTCGCACTGAAAGTTCTCGCAGATTTGGATGGGGCGGTGCAATCATCGGCGGCATATTGCTAGGCGCATTAGGCGTAATGCTCGGTGGTCCCATAGGTGCTGTTATTGGGGTCGTGCTGGCGATTGCCGGATCGTTCTATTCGTCAAAGCGGCTTATTGCAGAGGTCAGGATGAAGGACGGAAAGTCGCTGACGCTTGAATGCACAAATCGCTCCATGGATAAGTTGCTCAATCTATCCTGCGGCGCGTAGCCGCAAGAAACCACTAAACCCGCTTCGGCGGGTTTTTTATTGCCCGGAGAAAACTGAATGGCAAGCCGATCACTGGGCACGTTGACTATCGATCTCGTCGCTCGGACGGGCGGATTTGTCGCCGGAATGGATAAGGCCGAGCGAAATTCGGCCAAGTGGCGCAAACAGGTCGAAAGGGACATGAAAGCCGCCGGCACTGCTGTCGGAGCTGGCGCTGCTGCTGCCATAGCCGGGCTGGCGGCGCTGACCGCCTCGACCGTCAAGTCGGCGGCAGAAATCAGCCGGTTTTCTGCCATCTCCGGCGCCGGCGTCGAAGAGTTCCAGCGCTATGCGGCCGGCGCCAACATGGTAGGTATCAGCCAGGAAAAGCTGTCCGACCAGCTCAAGGACTTCAATGAGAAGGTTGGGGAGTTCCAGCAGTCCGGCGGCGGCGGGATGAAGGACTTCTTCGAGCAGATTGCTCCGCAGATTGGCATCACCGCCGACGCTTTCAAAGGACTGTCCGGTCCGCAGGGCCTGCAGCTTTACTACGACTCGCTCGAAAAGGCCGGGCTGAGCCAGGATCAGATGTCGTTCTACTTGGAGTCGATGGCATCCGACACCACGGCACTGATCCCTCTGCTCAAGGATGGCGGGGCGGGGTTCAAGCTGCTGGGAGACGCTGCCGCCGCTGCCGGCGCAGTGATGGACCAGGACACCATTCGCGCTGCCAACGAACTGTCCGCCGCCACCACGCTCCTGCAGATGACCGCCGATGGCGCGACCAATCAGATCATGGCGGCCATGCTGCCGGCGCTGTCTGATATGGCCGCCGAGCTGGTGGGGGTATCTGCGGAGGGCGAGGTCTTTGCCGAAGTCGGCGAGCAGATCGTCTCGGTACTGAAGTTCATCGCAACGTCCGCAGTCGGCGTTTATTCAACGTTTCAGCTGGCGGGCAAGGGCTTGGCCGGGCTGGCATTCATCGCCAGCGAGGTTCCGAACGGCCTTCAGGCCATCAAGAACGCCGCCGCGATGGTGGGCGACGAGCTGGACGACACGGCATCGCGGGCCGCCGCTGCGATTGAGGCGATCAACAATGCTGGGGCCGGAGGCTCGACGAATTCAACCGTCGCATCGATGGCCGACATTCTGGACGAGACGAGTCGCACCGCATCCCGCGCTGGGAAAGCAATCACCGGGGCGTCGGCGGAAACAACGGACGCCATCGCCAAGGAAATCACCGCCCTTGAGCGCGCAGCCAAGACTTGGGGCATGGCCGCCGATGAGGTCAAGCTGTACGACCTTGCGGCCCAAGGCGCGACCGAAGCCCAACTTGCCCACGCCAGTAGCCTGCTGAAAACAGTCGAAGGCCTGGAGCAGGCCAAGGCCCAGCAAGAGGCCTACCGGGACCTTGTTGCCGACCTGCGCACCGAAGAAGAGCAACTGACCGACCAGATGCGCGAGCGCCTGGCCGTGCTGGATGCAATTCAAGGCATTGGTGGCGACGAGCGCATGCAGGTTGCTGGGCGCATCGCGGGCGCGGCCACGACGGACGCGCCGGAGTTCGGCGGGCTTGACGCTGCGGTTGGCGGGCCGTTCGGCGAACTGCTGAAGATCGACGAGGCCGAGGAAAAGCTCCAGGAGTGGTACGACACACAGCTGGAGATGCTCGAGCAATTCCGCCAGGAGCGCGCCGACCTCTCTGCCGTGTGGGACGAGGAGGAATTGGCCCTCAAGCAGGAACACGAGGACGAACTGGCTCGCATCGAGCAGGCGCGGCAAATGGCGCAGCTTGCGTCTGCTGAAAGCCTGTTCGGTGATCTTGCTGGCCTAGCAAAAAACTTCGCTGGCGAGCAGTCCGGGCTCTACAAGGCGATGTTTGCTGTTCAGAAGGCCGCCGCGATTGCGCAGTCGATGGTCGCGATCCAGACCGGTATCGCGATGGCGGCTGCCAACCCGTGGCCGGCTAACCTCGCTGCTATGGCCTCGGTAGCGGCTGCGACAGCCAGTATCGTCGGCAACATCAGCGCCATTGGTATGGCGCACGACGGCATCGACTCCGTGCCCGAAACCGGCACATGGCTGCTCGAGAAGGGCGAGCGCGTCACCACGGCCGAAACCAGCGCGAAGCTCGACAAGACCCTAAGTGACATTCAGTCGGGCGGCACTGGCGCCCCTGTTGTGAACCTGTACGAAGACGCCAGTAAGGCGGGAACGGTCAACAGTCGTCAGGAGAACGGGCAGAACGTCATCGATATCTTCGTAAACGACATCATGAGCGACGGCAAGGCGCAGAAAGCGATTAGCCGGAAATTCGGAATTCAAGGGGTGGGTCGATGATTGAGTATCCGCGCGACTACCTCCCGCTTCCTCTGCGAGAGGGTTATGCCTTCCAGGCGGTCAGCCCTATGCAGCGCACCGAAATGCAGAGCGGACGGGCTCGCCAGCGGCGCCGGTTTACTTCGGTGCCGACCATGGCGTCCGTCTCGTGGATCTTCGATGACGTGCAGGCGCAGCTGTTCGAGGCATGGTTCGAGGATGCGCTTATCTCTGGCTCACAATGGTTCGATTGCCCGCTGAAGACGCCAGAAGGCGGCATTCAGAAACACGCAGCGCGCTTTACCGATATCTATCAGGGGCCAGCGCTTGTCGGCAAAAGCCACTGGCGATTCACGGCAGAGCTTGAGCTGCGCGAGCGTCCGATCCTGGCGCCTGGCTGGGGCAACTTCCCCGGATTCATCGCACAGCAGAGCATCATCGACCTTGCACTCAACAGGGAGTGGCCAGAGGCATGACCATTCTCGAGCGCGTCTATGCGTCGGGCGGCGACGTGATCATCCCGACTATCGAGCTGATCTGCGCCGCGTGGGCTGAACCGATCCTGATCTGCAACGGTTTTGAGAATCAGTTGGTGATCGACGAGGACGGCCGCGCGCTGACGTTCCTGGCAGCCGGCATCGATGTCGCGCTCCCCGAGAAATCGAACCGCGGCTCGCAGACGCTGACCTTCGCGATCGACAACGTGACCGGGGAGGCGCAGCAGCAGATCGACGCGGCGCTTGAGGCGCAGGAGCGCGTGACGCTGATGTACCGCACCTACCTGGCCAGCGATCTCTCTGCGCCGGCCGAACGCCCGCTACGTATGAGCGTGCTGGGTGGCTCGATCGTCGGCACGCAGATCCAGATTCAGGCCGGCTTTTTCGACCTCATCAACGTGGCCTGGCCGCGACGTACCAGGATGGCGCGCGCGGGCCGGATCGGTACGACTGCTGGGGGCTGGTCAGGGAGGTTCGACACGTTATCTACGGCAAGCGCCTGCTGCCGTCGTGGGGCGATGTCAGGAACACGCAGCCGGCCGAGTTCACCCGGGCGTACCGGGAAGAGGCAGCAACGATGGAGGAATGCGCACCGGAAGTTGGGGCAATCGCTGCCTGCTTCCGCGGCTCGCTCTGCCTGCATGTTGCCGTTGTGGTTGACCTCGGCTATGGGCTGCGCGTGCTGGAGATCCGCAACGCCAAAACAAGCGCCAGGCTGCTTCGCCTGACCGACTTCGAGCGCGAATACGCGCGCGTCATCTACTACCGGGACAAGTCATGATCGAGATTTATCCGAGCAAGTTGCCCGGCGCGCCTATCGAAACACACCGCACCCTGCAGCGAATGACGGTCGAGTCATGGCTGCGCGCGAATGTACCGAGCTATGAGCAGCGCGAGGCGCCGCCGATCAGCGTCGAGATCAACGGTGTTCTGATTTCGCCGGATGCCTGGGTGACTGCTGAGTTCGGGCCTGATGATGTCGTCGCGATCCGTGTCGAGCCGAAAGGCGTTGAGTCGCTGATTGCGGTCGCAACCATCGTTGCGGCGGTCAGCGTGGTCACAGGCTTGTTCATGCCCAAGTTGCCGTCCACGCCGAAGAACAACACGACGCAGGGCGACAAGCTGTCCGAGGCAGCTGCCAAGGGCAACAAAATCCGCATCAACTCGCCTATCCGTGAGATCGCGGGACGGCGCAAGGTTTATCCGGACTACCTGACGCCGCCGCACAGGTACTTCCAGGCAGGCAGCCCGAAATCTCAGTGGGTCGAGATGCTGCTGTGCATCGGAAAAGGCAAATACCAGATCAACGCCAGCGAGATACTGGTCGGTGACACGCCTGTCATCTCGCTGGGCGCCGACGCCGAATACGCGATCTATCAGCCGGGCGCTAGCGTTGCGGCTGAGCGTGCGGCCGATTGGTGGCATACCGCGACTGAAGTTGGCTCAACCAGCAGCGGAACGGCCGGCCTCGAGCTGCGTGCGACCTATACGGTTGATCCAGTATCTACGGCCTCGAGCTACATTTTCAGCGGCGACACCATCACCGTTCCCTCTGGCGCTGGCGCGTTCCCGGACGGCTGGGACGCCGGCATGATCGTGCGCATCGAGCAGTACCTGACGTATACGGTTGGTTCCGACGGAGGTTCTCTCGAGGGCAACCTGACCCAGCTCGAGCCGTTCGCTGGGATGGTCATCGAGTTGGCTGGTGATATCGCTGGCACATTCGTGGTTGCCTCTGTAACCACGGCAGGGCCCTCCGACCCTACGCCTGTTTCGATCGCCCTGAACTACGAGAACGGCAGCCCCGTGGTCGGCCTGTCGCCGGGCTCTGCACGCCTGGCAGTAGGCTACGACGGCATGCGCTACCGCCTGACCGCGGGCAGCACAACCGCCATCAGCGTCGATCGGCTCACTGATACCGGGTCTACAGACACGTCATGGAGTGGATTCACTCCGGTGACCATGAGCGATGCAGAGCTGACGCTCGACGCCAGCACGCAGGAGGGCGACTGGGCCGGCCCGTTTGCCGTATGCCCGGCAGGCGAGACTACGGATGAGCTTGAGTTCGACTTCATGTTCCCGGGCGGCCTGATCCACATCGGATCGAAGGGGCAGTTGATTGACCGGTCTGTAACGGTAGAAATGCAGTACCGCGACATGGCCACGGCTGGCGCATGGACTTCCGTGAAGAAGACCTACACCGCCAAGACATTGGATCAGCTCGGCTATACCGAGAAAATATCGATTGGCTCTGCTATCAGGCCGGAGGCGCGCGTTCGGCGGATCGGTGCGAAATCGACAAACCCGAACATCCAAGACACAGTTCAGTGGTACGGCCTGCGGTCAAAGCTGCAGCCGCCAACCAGCTATGAGGACGTCACGACGCTGGCCATCCGCGTGCGCGGCGGTCATCGCCTGGCATCGCAGTCTGAGCAGCTGGTGTCGGTCGTGGCCACCCGCGTTCTGCCGGTACGCAACGGTGGAGCGTGGGATGTCGAAACGCCAACCCGCGACATCGCGCCGTGGTTCGCCTACGTCGCGCATTCGATTGGCTACACGGACGACGATATCGATTTCGAGGAGCTGGACCGCCTCGATGCAATCTGGCGGGCGCGTGGGGACACGTTCGACGCTGCGATTGATAGCTCTGGCACTGTAAAAGAGTGGCTGAACGACGCGCTGATGGCTGGCTTCGCCGAGCTAACAGTCGACCGCGGCCTTATTCGTCCAGTGCGCGATGAGCCTCGCACGACGTTCGAGCACATGTACACGCCGCAGAACATGACCGAGCAGCTGACGCGCCAGTTCGCGGCGTTCCAGCCTGATGAT